GCTTTCATGTCATCCAGCATCGACTGAGAAGTTTCTACTTTTGCGAATTCGTCTGCTCCTAAACTAGCAAAATGTTTATTTACTCTTCTACGAATACCTTTTAAAACTGTTTGTATTTTTTTGGATATTTCTTTTTCGGAAAATCCTAAATCCCCCTCTCGATTTGCTTTAACTACAGAATTATAGAAGTGCCCTTCAAGGTTAGAATGAACTTCCACTTCCTTGGTTAACTTCCCCGCTTTAACTTTTACGTCACGATAATGCGCTAACTGTAAGTTATACTTCAAATCGAACTTTTTAATTAAGTCTATAGCATCTTTTGCGACATCTATCTCACCAACTATTATTCCTTGATGGTCTTCTAATTCGTTTACAATAGCAGAACCCTTGGCACTTACAACTCCAACATCGTGTCCTATAGCCATTAAATACCCAGCACTTTGATAGCTTTTTTCAAAAAGTTTTTTATACTTGGGAGCCTTCATTAGCTTACCCCCTACCTCAGACCTAAGAGTACTTAAAGTATTATACGGTTTTGCAGAACCGGAAACTTTAATCTTTAATAGTTTTCCACTATTTGTACTGGGATGAATAATAGTTTCTACTTCCGCTTTTGCGAAGCTTCCGCTTTTAACTCTATCTGCTAAAGCTAGTATTAAATCTCCTGCAAATTCTTCTAAAATGCCCGCGTCATTAGAACCAAAAGGGCTATGCTTAGGCAATTTTTTCCTTTCACCTTTAGTCTTTCCTTCGCCTCCCAAAGCTTCTTGATGCTGTAGAAGTTGATTTTTTACAGTATCTCTATGAACGGAAAAAATATGAACTTCTTTATCTAACTCTTTCCGTAATAAATTATCCGCACCAGCCTGTGCGCCTTTTGGAAACAAAAAGTCATATAAATCATCTAATGAATTATTTAGATTTGCTTTTGCCATTTTATCCCCATGAATATGGCGGGGTTTTACCCCCGCCTATTCTATTACGCTAACGCCTTACCAAAAGATTTGATTGTGAAATCGTCTGGAACGTTACTTTCCATATCGCTTTGCAGCGAAGTAAAGTTAGTTTCCAAAGAGATTACGTCCTCAATCGAGTGACTAGGTACCTCTACGTGACAGTGTGGCATCGTAAAGGCTACTCGCGGTTGACCTGTAGTACCTCCAACATTGAAAGTAACTGCAAAGTCATGAGTAGTAACACCAAGAGCCGCATCCGATACAAGATCATCAAAGAACTCTCTACTACCTCCAGTACCTGTAGCCAGATAACAAGTGAAGCTTCCACCAACATTACGAGCACCTGTTACGTGCTCAATCGGCTTGTTAACAACACCAAGTTCTTCTGGCGTTAAGTATGAAAGATTATTTTCAATACTAATACTTCCGCCGGTTACTGTGAGCGCGTATGCATTATCATTGATGGGAGAAAGATCAGAGTTTCCTCCGTCTGCAAAGGCAATTGACATTGAAGTCAATCGATTACGAATAAAGTTATTCGTATCTGCAGCCCTTCCACCTTCAGTAACTTTCTTAGCACTCGTAATTTGAGTCCCATCTGTAACACTGACGATGTTTGCTCCCATTCCACTCCACTCTACAGTGGCGATACCATCAACATCAAAATTAACAGTAGCTGAGTTAACAACTGCTTTAGTAATTTTGTAAAGTTGATTACTACCCAGATTAAACTCTAGTGTCATGGTTTCCAAAGCAGATTTATTCGATCTACGAGAGTCCATAATCATAGCATTTGCATCTGCATCTCCGGCTGCGGTTCCCCTAGACAACAATGCGTCGTCTGCGTCACCTACAACGGCCACACCCGAGTGTCCAGAACCTGAGTCAGGACTTCCACTAAATGCTACAGTAGGAGCTGAACTATATCCGCTTCCCCCCGCAGTAACATTTACATGAGAAATCTTACCTGCATCTGCGTGCCCTGTTGGGAATAGTACTGCTGTTGCAGTAGCGCCCGAACCGCCACCGCCACTGAAAGAAACAGTGGGAGCAGTAGTAAAGACAGAACTACCCCTAGTAAGAGTTATAGACTCAACCTCTGTAGCTACTTCACCTACTCGACCTTTGGCCAAAAGGGCATTCCAAAGAACTTCGTCCACTAAATGCTGTCCTGCTGCTCCATAAGTAGCAGCATTATTAGTCGTACCAGAAAGGAACGGCCTCAAATAAGTAGAAAAACTCCACTCAACGGGGGCGAGAGAGTCGTTAAACATCTTTCTACCACGTCTTGAGGTTCCGCCTGTGCTTTCCATCTCTGAAAGTGTTATCTCACTAGAGTTGGTGGTTTGACTGAAACTGAAGCCCTCCAAGAGAGGTACTACATAAGCAGTGTCACCATTTGCAAAAGCGCCGGCACTGGTTTCAGGATACACCGTTAGTGATGCATCACGTTGAAAAAATAGAGCCATAATTGGTCTCCTATATTAACTTGGAGCGATACTTACTTATGCGTTTGCTGAAGTAGTATAGCTCTAATATCGTATTTCTACGATCATTTCGCCGACCCCGAGAGGCTGAAGTGCTCCTTCATCGGTGCTTATACTAATAACAGTCACTTGGGAAACATCTTTTGTTCCTTCAGTTGTGCTATAGTTAAACTGGCCTGCGTCGTCAATAACCGTTTCAACGTCCTCTAGTAATTCTTCCAATTCAGTTATGGGATCTTCAGAATTGACATAGATTCGAATTGTAACAGTTAAAAATCTCCATTTGTTACCCCCTCCATAATATTCACGAGTTTCAGTGCCTGCAGCCATATGCAGACACGGGAACGAATCTACTTCGTCCCAAAATTGCATTCGAGTACTTATAGCCCCGGTTAGGTCTTGTTTATAGCCGTCACCCCCATCTATTTTCTCAAATAGTTCTGCCATAGCATCCAGTATGGCGGAGCGGCGAGTGGTGTTTGAACGTGCCATTAGATAACATCCACAATTCTATACATATCTAGAATTCTTTTAATGTGATCTGGAAACCCTATATCCTCGCGGATAGTAGTGGACGTTTCATTTTGAAGCGTTGCACCAGCTAAAGACTTTCTCCCTTTGTACTCTTCTTTAAGGTAATAAGTGATTAAGTCAAAAATAGCTAATCGCAAGTCTTGTGGAGTCGCTGAATATCCAGCTTTGTAAGTAACTTCAACCGAAGAAAATCCTTTAGCCCAAGATTTAGAACTAATATCTCCGTCGATTCTATACAATCTGTCATGCTCTAGATCTATGTAGTAATCATTATTATTTACTAAAGTGGAATAATCTGAGCCAATACCTTCTCTTTCTTTTACCGAGGTTACACTCACTAAAGGTGATTCGGTAAGAAACAATTCAGTAGATTGAGTATCTTGTATATCAAAGTATTCAACCTTATCCGAACTATAATGATCTATAAAACTAGTACCGCAATAGGTTTTTACCAGAGAACTTATAGGCGAAAGCAAGGCGTCGATCTTTGTGTCATCTTTAAAATGATCGATACCTTTGTAGGTTTTGTAGTCATCCCTCGTGATCAAGTCTGCCATGAATTCCCTCGTAAAAACCTAGGGGAGGATTACCTCCCCTAAGTTACCCAGTATGATTAAGAAGCTTTATACTGAAGTGCCCACTTATTAGTAGCACCATTAATGATATCAACGAAACCAAGACGCTGGCTAGCGACCAGTACTCGACGTTGATTAGCGACTTCATAATCACTTTCAACCGTAACACCACGGAGACGTGGAATTACAAAGTTACGCGTATTAACCGCTACCGCGTAGTACTTACTTACCGCTGCTGCTGCGAATTCGTCAGAAACGATTACGGGAGAACCGTAAACGCGACCAACTTCACCAGTCAGCTTGGTAGCAAGCCCTTCGACTTGGCTAGCGTCTGCATACGCAGCATCTGCAATCAAATTATGATATTCAGCCACAGATACGATATAAACTACCTGATCCGGACGAATGCCATACTTACCCATATTCTTACGAGCTGCCAAAAGTTGAGCAGCAGTAAGAGATTCTGAGGCGAATGCAGTAGCAGATTGAGTTTTATCAGAATCTGCCGCAGCAAGAGTAATAATACCGTCAGGAGCCGCACCACCAGTACCAAAGGCACCGTCAGCACTATTACCGACGAGAATCATATTCTCAACTGCACGAGCATGTGAACGAATAACGCTCTCACGAATCAAAGGAAGAACCGGAATGATTGCATCCTCTTCAGTTTCGTTACCAAGATAAGACTGAGAAATCAGCTTTTTGGTTGAGAGAGTGCGCTCTGTCAAATCGACACCACCGAAAGGCGCGCCATAAGTATCGCCTCGCGCTTCCAAGTTACCTTTAGGGCTAGAGCCCGAAGCAGTTTGGTTAGCGGTAAACTCAGCATATCCAGCATCCGGCAGGATGGGAAGGATCTGAGTCGCTGAACGCATTTGAATTTCGCGGAAAAGAGGAGCCAATACTAGCTCAACTTGAATATCACGCTCAATATTACTTGAAACTTCTTGTTCGAAGTCAGCAGAAGATACCTGAACACCAGAGTGCTCATTCACTTTTTGCATGACATCTTTGGCAAAGTCAGTTTCATAACCTTTACCAGTAGCTTTTGCTAAGAAGTAAGCTTCATCAATATCTTGACTGAAGGCTTTCTTCCAATCGCCTGCTTGACGATCACCAAAAACTCGCTTAGACTCACGGATGTGTTGAATTTCTTGAGACTTCTCTTTAATTTCATTTCGAAGCTCTTCAACTACGTCGCCCAAGTCCTCCTGATTTTTGGAAACCCTTTCTTCCAAATCTGAGATGAGACGTTCCGCGCCTGTCGTTACGCCCTGTACTACAGCTTGCACCTCAGCTTTCTTTTCTTCGAGTTCAGCTTCTTCCGCAGCCTTTTGGACTTCAGCATCAGCAGCGACTTTCTCAGCCTCTGCCTTTGCAGCCGTTGCTTCTTCAGCTTGTTTCATCTGAATTTCAGCGGCAGTCTTACGGGCTACTTCTTTAGCAAACTCTTCGAGATCAAAGTCTTTATCAGACATTATATTTTCTCCGAAGACAGCATTTGCTGTTTCTTTTGATGAGTCCTTTTCGGACTGATCTATTTCAACATGAGGATCGTTAACAAACTGTTTTTTCCAGTCCGCGTACTCTTCATCTGTATCGAACGATTTCGCGACAGAGAAGATAGCGGATTGATTTGCGGGGACAGAAACAACTGACACCTCAAACAGTTCCGCATCCTTGATCCTTAAACCATCGGTTTCCTCAATATTATCAGCATCCTTAATTCGGAAACCAACGCTAAAAGCGCCTAGGATGCCCTCCTTCACCATCTCAGCAATTTTACCTGCCGATTTGGAGATCATTCCCTCGATTTTCAACCCATACTCGGTTACTTCAAGCGCAGTGGCTTTACCAATTGGAGTATCATAATCGTGGTTAAACAATAGGATAGGATTGCTTTTGAAGTTGTCAAGACCACCTTTTAGCCAAGCGTCTTTTTCGATTACATCGCCTGCCCTGTCCGTATCATTTGTACTTGCATAACCCCGTATCTTTACAGAGCCATCATCTGATGGCTGCGCTTTAAATACGGAGGTTAAATTAAAAATTTTATTCATCTGTATTCTCTTCCGGCCTTCCGCCCTCTGAAGGATTTGCCGCCGATCCTGCAATATTTGCAGGTACTCTGAGATCGTCATGTCCATCAACTGGATCTAATCTCAGGGCGTCTCTAGCTTCGTTTGGACTCATTACACCGCCATTTACTAAAGTTGAGTAATAAGCGGCTTCATCTTGTAATTCTGGTCGGAGAGCAGGAATATTACTAACATCTTCTTGCAGATCATAACCAAAATACCTTTCAAATGCAAAATTAATCTTTCGTACGATAGGCAGTATAGTCTCTAAGTAGTATAGCCTATGATTGGGTCTAATATTTGCATTGTTGCCACTATCAAGAAGAATAGGAGGAACCCCTATTGCTTCTAAGATAATTTTTTCATTCTCTCTTATGGATTCTTGAAAGTTTAACTCCCTAAAATTCACTTCATTTAAACTAGTTACTTCCAGTCCGCCATCTAAAATAAGAGGACGATGTCCGCCTGCTTCTGGATTGTATCTTGACCTCCATGCTGCAAGCATTCTTTCTTTAATCTTTTCACTCAAAGTGTTAGGACTCTTAATTACTAATCCTGGCACTGCTCCATTCTTGAAGAAGTTTTCCTGAAACTTTCTCATTGAGCCTAGTAGTTGCATTCGTTTATACGCAGGCTTTAACCGAGGAACTCCTCTATAGAAAGAGTTAAAGG